GTGATGACGATCAACAAAGTTGTAAACGAATTTGTAGAAATATGCTAACTCATTCATAATGTTAGGGAGAGGATTGACATCCTCTCCTTTTTTATGTAAAATAACTATTATTTCATATAATTTCAATGGAAAAAGACGTAGAAGAACTGGCAAAAAAACATGCTCAAGAACTTACGGATGAAATTATTCCTAGAGTAGAAGCATATTGGTTTAGTGGTAAAAAAATAGAAATCTACCAAACTGATATGGAAAATCTTCTTGCCATATTTAAAGATGCTTTTGTAAAATTTGCTGAAGATCTCAATGGATAAAGATAAGTTGAAATTGATTGTTCGCAATTTAGAATTGTTGGTTGATTCTTTGAAAGCAGAAGTGTATTCTGATGTTTCTTCTTATTCATATACGGAACCAGAAGTAAGGAAAAGACCTATATTAGATTACGAAGAAGTATTTGACGATGATGGGTATGCAGACTAGTAGAGCTAGAGAGTTAGTCAAATTATTGGAAAAGTTGGTGAAACAAGACCACTTGTATTCTGATGAAAAACTTAAAGAAATGAAGGCACAACTGCGAGTTGTAAAAGAAGAACTCGCACAACTTGAATCAAAAATATCAAAAGGATTTGGATCTAAATGACAGTAAAACTCATCAGTGTAACTCCCGATGCAGAAAAAACAATGGCATATGTTGCTAGAGTTAGCAACCCAGCGAATCAAGACAACGAAAACTATGCCAAGTTGCTTGCTTATTGTATTAAGCATAATCATTGGTCTGTTTTTGAACAGTCTTTTATGACTCTTGAGATTGAAACAAACCGTGGCATTGCAGCACAGATTCTGCGTCACCGTTCGTTCACGTATCAAGAATTTTCACAACGCTATGCAGATTCTTCTTTGTTAAGTGATTGTATTCCTGTTCCAGAACTTCGCCGTCAAGATACAAAGAATCGTCAGAACTCGATTGATGATCTTTCCGAAGAACTTAAAGCGGATCTATTGTTAAAGATCAACGATCATTTTAAGGCGGGTATGGAACTCTACAAGCAACTTCTGGATGCAGAGGTAGCAAAGGAGTGTGCAAGGTTTGTACTGCCCTTGGCGACGCCCACACGCATCTATATGTCTGGATCGTGCAGGTCATGGATACATTATATCAATCTTCGCTCTGCAAATGGAACTCAAAAGGAGCATATGGATATTGCACTCGCTTGTAAAAAGGTGTTTACCGAACAATTTCCATCAGTTTCAGAAGCCCTTGAATGGGTCTAAATAAATTATCTTGATTTTGTAACATATGGCGATTTATCCAGTTATTCATGTAGAAACGGGTGAGAAAAAAGTCGTTGAAATGAGCGTAAACGACATTATGCAATGGTATAAAGACAATCCTGAATGGAAAAGGGATTGGTCAGAAGGATGTGCAACCCCAGGAGAAGTTGGTGAGTGGAGAAACAAACTCATCAATCGCAATCCTGGATGGAATGATGTGCTTGATAAAGCATCAAAAGTACCTGGTTCTAATGTAAAGAAACTCTAATGGCAACTAGAAAAAGAAAGAACGAAACTCAAATTGGCATCGGAATGACTGCCAAGCAGATGAGAAGAAAAAAACCACTTAATGTTGACCTAATGGTTGACATTGAACCGTTGACTGATAACCAAGAGCGACTTTTTAAGTCTTATTCTGATGGGAAACATCTTGTCGCATATGGTTGTGCAGGAACTGGTAAAACGTTTATCACTCTGTATAATGCTTTGCAAGATGTTCTTGATGAAAGAACTCCTTATGAAAAGGTTTACATTGTTCGTTCTTTAGTTGCAACCAGAGAGATTGGATTCTTGCCTGGTTCTCATGATGATAAGGCAGATATTTACCAGATTCCTTATAAGAATATGGTGAAGTATATGTTCCAGATGCCATCTGATGCAGACTTTGAAATGCTTTATGGAAATCTTAAGGCACAAGAGACGATTAAGTTCTGGAGCACTTCATTCCTTCGTGGAACTACACTTGATAATTCTATTGTTATCGTTGATGAATTCCAAAACTTGAATTTTCACGAATTAGATAGTATAATTACACGTGTTGGTGAAAATACCAAAATTTGTTTCTGTGGTGATGCTACTCAGTCTGACCTAATCAAAACAAATGAAAGAAATGGTATTATTGATTTTATGAAAATTTTGAGAGCAATGCCTTCCATTGATATTATCGAATTCGGTGTAGAAGATATTGTTCGTTCAGGATTTGTTAAAGAGTACATCATTGCAAAAATGGAATCTGGTTTTTAATGTTTAAACATATTGATATTGAACTCCCTAAGCTGGAGCGTGAAACTGTTGATGGTGTAAGATTTTATAAGGTTCCAGACGAAGAAGAACTTCTTCGTCTAGTTTCGATTACTTCTGTTACGAGTCACTTTAATCGTGAAATCTTCGATAACTGGCGCAAAAAGGTTGGTGAGGATGAGGCGCAAAAGGTTACTAAAGCGGCTACTTCTCGCGGTACGGATTTTCATTCTCTTACAGAAAATCATCTTAAAAATCAAGATCTTCCGTCAGTTGCGCCGATGGCGGATTTTCTTTTTAAGATTGCGAAAACGGAATTAAATCGTATAAATAATGTTTATGCTCTTGAAAGTTCCCTTTACAGCAAAGTTCTTGGAGTAGCGGGAACCGTCGATTGTATCGCTGAGTTTGATGGCGAATTAGCAATAATCGATTTCAAAACTTCAAAAAAACCAAAACCAAAAAACTGGATTGAACATTATTTCGTTCAGTGTGCAGCGTATGCCTGTATGTTCTATGAACTCACAGATATTCCTGTCAAAAAATTTGTTATTTTAATGGCCTGTGAAAATGGAGAATGCGTCGTCTATGAAGAATATGAAAAATCAAAATACATCAAACTGCTCAGCAAATATATTAGAAAATTTGTTAGAGATAAGCTGGAGTTCTATGGAAAATAATGCAGAACTAGAGAGGGAATTAAATAATAAATTCCTAACACCATCCAAATTCTCCGAAGAAATCGAGAGAATTGTAATACAAGAAAAACTCAATCACATAGACGCCATTATTCATTATTGTGAAATTAATAGCATTGAAGTTGATTCAGTTGCAAAATTAGTATCTAGACCTCTCAAAGAACGATTAAAATGGGACGCTATTCGTCTTAATTTTATGAAAAAAACTTCGAGAGCAAAACTTCCGTTATGAGTCCTTTTGAAACATATCAAACATATCTTTCGATGAAAAGTCATTTTACGAATAGTAAATATGACTTTTTTAAGTATGGTGGTAAATCAAGAGCCACAATGACATCTTTTAATAAACGAAAAGATAAATATTGGTTTGAAAAAACATCAAGAAAGTATTCTGATCGGGAAATCGTAGATTTTCTATTATCAAACTTTGTATCCGCAGACAACCCACAAAACCTATGGATTGGAGAAATTATCAATTCTGGAGAAAGGACTTACGCAGATTGGATGCGAAGACAACAGAGTTTGACTTACTTGTTCAAAGAACAAAGCAACGAATTCTTCTCGGAAACAAAATTAGACGATGCCTTGAATTGTTCCAAAGGTCATCCACCCGTTCTTAAAAAGTTCCTGAGCGGGAAGATTAGCCTAGAAACACTAGTCATATACGATAAAATATTCCTGTTCGGGAAGAAGTTTGATAAGCAACTTTTGGATCCAGTGTGGGAAACCGTAAGTTTAAAAATTAAAAAATATAACCCCTTCCTAAATATTGACGTATTCCAATTTAAGAAGATTTTACGGGAAATTATAAATGAGTAGCTTTTTTGATTCCGATATTATTCAAGAAGAACTGAAAGAAATTAATAAGTTACAAGAAGAGATTTACGGAAGTATTCTCTCTTTTGGAATGATGGACCGTCAAACTAAATTGGAACACATTGATAAATTACAAATGTTGCTAGAAAAGCAACGTGTAATGTACACACGTTTGTCTCTTTCAGATGACCCACAAGCGGTTGAGATGAAAGAAAATCTTCGCAAATCAGTTGCCCTGATGGGATTTCCACCAGAGACTGATATGGGTGTGTTGTTCAGTAGCATGAACAAAACAATCGAATCCCTCAAGCAATACGTTGACCG